CAATATCTTTTTTAGATTGTAAGAGATTGACATTAGACATAGTATGAGTGGTATTAATACCAGTAAGTGATAATCCATTAAATTCGTATTTACGAACTAAACTGTCTATAGGATGTGTTGTAATCAAAGAACCATCAACACCTCTCTCTGATATTCCGAGTCCAACATTACTAATTGAATTATAGAAAATAATTTCACTATTAACCTTAATATATCCAGTTGAAGTGGTTATACCTTCAAATGTTGCAAATTCGGAAGTGTTTGCTGCACCAACAACTATTGTACTATCTTGCAAACCAATAGCAGATGTAATTTTTATTGGTTGTGTGGTAGGTTCAACATTAGATATTTGAACTTTATTATTATCAGCACTCATTCCATGATTGTAATGAGATACTTCAAGAACATTACCTTCAAACAGAGGACTTAATACAGTTGATGCAGTTATATCAGTATTTGCATATGATACAGCATTTCCTGCATTGTTGTATATCACCAAATCTCCATTAGTAAATGATTGACCCTGAACATTTGTTAAGTATAGTGTATCTCTTCCTGTTATTGTATTAACAGTAATTTGTGCACCACCACCTTTAACCATATTTGATGTTGTTATACCTACGATGTCACCTGTTGCATATCCATTACCAGCAGAGGTAATGCTGATTGAGTTTACCACATTGCTTGATATAGTTACACTTGCTTGGCCGTTCTCTCCATTACCAGTAATTGCGTATAGGGGAACATTAGTAAATGTTCCATTAGAATATCCAATACCAGCATTTGCAATCGCAGTGCCATTAATTGGGCCACCAGTTGATTCAATAAATCCAAAAGGATCATTAGCAGTACTACCATCACTTACCTTTCTACCAGATACAAGTAGGTTTGTCATACCTACACTTGTCATATTGGTAGTTCTAATTTTTAACTTACGAGGTAATGATTTAACACCATTACTTGCAAGTGTTGGCACTTGTCCACTTTCATAATCTATTGAAGGATTATAAAGGAATGCAGTTGCATTTGTAGTTGTGAATTTAGCTTTGTTTAATTTAAACTTAAGATCTTCAAATTGACTTGGAGTCCAAATTGAACCGTTTTGTGATTTGAATAAACTACCACCAATATATTGTTGAGCAATAACTACACTTTCAGAATCAGGTAAACTTTGAGTATCAATAGTCGAATCACCCATTCTTGCAATCCATGCTTCATAATTGTTTGTAGTTGGTGCAAGAAGAACAATACAATATTCTTGTCCACCCTCAAGGAAGACTGGTGATGGGAATTTTACATTAGTTGCGACTGATGCATCCTCTGATACATTAATTTGAGATGGATCAAGAGTTATAGAAGCAAAATCTTGTACTTGAATTAATGTAGGAGTACCTAACTCCATAGTTCTAAGTTGAACTGTTAACTGTTCCTTGACATCTTTTTTCTTCATGAAGATATCAACAGATGTTATAAATGCACCAGTTTCATCAACAGTAAATGACTGAGCAAGAGGGTCTCCATTATCTACGTTAATTGTTTGGAATACATTTGTTATATTAATTATTTGAGGTATTGGTGGAGGTGGTAACTCTCTAATACCTATCGTTGTTTGTGATAAAGTATCCACTACACCAGAAGTAAGATATGTTGCATCAATACTACTTACTGAAGGGGAATCGGGATTTGATTTCAAATTAGTAGGACTTGTAGTTAACTTAAATGTCTTAGTACCATTTGTAAAACGTAATGGTGGAACAGGTGTTGTTAGTGGATCACGAATAAAGAAAGTTCCCTTTACACTTCCAACTCTGTCAGTAACAAGTTTTACTTCAGGAATTCCAGCAATAGCACCACTAGTCTCTCCAACTAAAAGAGTCAAAGTATTTAATCTTCCAAAGAATCTACCTTGTGCTTCTTCTGCTAACGATGCTGTATCAATGTTTAAAACGGTTGATGATGCTGAATAAGTGCTTGCTATATTTACAGTAGTATCATACGGGTTTGTTGTATAAACTAATGTCGGTGCTGAAAAAGGCCCTGCTTTGTGATTAGGTTGACACAATCTAAATCTACCAATCATGGTTGGCCCAAAATCACCTGTTGTATTTGTCTGTGTGAATGCTTGAACTCTTTCTCCAATTTGGAATGATCCTGAGAACATTCTTATCTGAACTAACTTGGGAATAATATCTATTCCACTAGCACTATCAAAGAAAGGATAATATCTTGTATTTGGTTTAAGTATATTAGCATCAAATTCAACATTTCTTGAACGCATATGTGCTTCAGGTTTACTACTTACTAAAAACTGTGAAGTAAATGCACCATCAGTGTCACCAAATACTGTTCTATTTCCATTATCCAATATAATATTTCTTGTCCATATATCAGCACTAGGATTAAGAACCATATTACCAGTGAATGTTACCACATTAAATGGGTTTACATTTTCAAATCTTGATGCTAATGGTTGATCAAGAAGAGTTACTTCTTCATAATTTAAAGTTAAGATGTCGCCAGTTTTCTTAATTCCTGAATCAAGAAGAGCAAGATCAGTAGCAAAATCAGCTGTTGTTGAATCAATAGAAGGATCCAATGCTAACTCTGGTTTAAGTGAATAAAAATCAGTTGGAGTTACTAATTGTTCTGACGCTGTATCAATATCACATTTACAATCGGGATTGTTTATATCAAGTAAAGAGTTATTTTTAAAATCATCTACAAAGAAACCAGACTTAAATCTTGATAATCCATCAGCATCTTGAATTTGGAATGTTTTTGTATCTAATTCTAATAAACTTAATGATGTTATGGTTTCTAAGTTTTCTACTCTATCTTCAATCTTACCAATATCTCTCATCGTATATCTACGATTATCAACAACTGTTATTTTAATATTATCAGTATCATAGAGATATGCAGGTAATTCAAGAGTCGCAACAGTCATTCCTAACTCAATATCACTAGGAGCAATTGGATTCTTTGAAGATACACCCTCAACAACAACCAATTCACCAGCAGTATATTTCTGATCTATATTAACTGAAGGATCAAGAATTACTTTATCAGTTCTAGGGAGATAATGACTAATTCCAATTATTGAACTTTCATTTGGTGAAGGAACTAATGTTGGATTTACACCAGCAGATGCAAACCTTCTTTCACCAAAATTAAATGGTGATGCTGTTGTTGATGTAAAGTTATCAACCCTTGGTCTAAAATCTAAAGTGTCTGTTGCTCTTATTCCACCCTCTAAAATTGGAACATCTTTACTAAATCTATCCTCATCATAAGATCCGACTGTATATACATCACCTTTATCGTTACTTGGAATTGTATATCGATTTACAACAATCTTTAATTGTCTATTTGGAACTCTTACATTATCTCTTCTTACAAGTCGAGAATAATCATAAAATCCATTCCTTTGTCCTTTATCTAAAGTGTAATTTGAAGTTATATTAATATATGAACCTGCAGTTACATTCTGTAAATTAGATGATATATTTGATTCTTTAAAAGTAATTGTTTCACCAATCCTAAATTTTTCTGAAGTAAGATATGCTATTTCTATTGTTGTAGCATTTGTTCTTTCAGTAATTTGAGCAATGGCCTTACTTTGTGAACCAACTATTTTTTCACCTAATATTGATGCAGTATTCAATGAGAGACCACTTACAAATACTAATTTATCCAATACAGGAAGGGTATTTGTAACTGACTCATAAACACCAACAACATTAACTACATCAGGTGTATTCAATGAAATAACTTTATCGTCAACACGAAGTCCAAAGAAATTATTTTGTGTTAATCCATTAACTGTTGAAATTCCTGAGATGCATTTATCTACATTTACAATATGACTTCTATCAAATGTTTTTTGTTTTGTACTTATCGAAACTTTTTTAGCAGTTGCATTTACAACGACATTTGATTGTGAAGCAGTCAATCCTTTAATATCTACCTGAGATGCATTATTTGATAATGTAACCTGATCTGATGATATTGATTCAATACTTCCATCTGAAAGATGTACCGAATATCTGTCATTATCGAATGTTTCAAATAAAGCACTTGTAATACCTACTAAATTTGAAAGATTGAATGATAATAATCCATTTGCATCAGTTGATTCACCAGTGATTTGTGCCTTTATCGTTAATCTAGAACCAGTTAAATCAACATCAGATATATTTTTTTCTTGTAATTGTGAAAATAAACCAGAATTTTCATTTTGAATTGCAGGAATACCAAGATGAACACCAGTTGTATTGGTTGATGCTAATACAGTTCCAACACTGACACCTGTAACACTTGTCGTTGCTACTAATGTAATTGATTTAAGATCAGCAGAAATAGCACTGATTCGATTGAATCTTGGTGATGCATCATTTTGTCTATTAACAATAATTATATCATTAACTTTTAGTGAACTAAATGTCTTACCTGCACAGGTTAAAACATTAGATCCACTTACATTAACGTCGTCCCCAGGCCCTAATTCTTTAATTGGTGATTGTTTGAGAACTAAATCTGCACTAAAATCAGTTTGTAAACCTAATGCACTAGCATCCTGATAAACAGATTTTACATCTCTAAGTGATTTTTCAGCAACATTTGTAATTGATCTTGTTGCACCACCAACATTTCCATTAATTCTTATTTCTTCTCCCCTTATAAATGTTCCTGATGTATCCTCTAACGTAACTGTTGCACTATTACCACCAGCATTACGGGCCAATCCTGTTGCACCACTTGATAATCCTTCAACAAATGATGAGTCCGGTAATTCTGTGCTAGTTACTGCTTTATTGAGTGTTAATATCGTAAATGTTTGAATATCAAATAAGTATAGATCAAATTTAGTTGCACTATTACCACCAGAAATATCATGATTCTCAAATGCATAGACCCTTGCTCTTCCTATTTCTGTCCCTGATATAGCAGTTGCATTATTTGTAGCACCCTTTCTTTGATCACCGAAAGTTATAATACCATTTTGATCTAAACCAATTTTAGGTGTTCCTGCAGCACGATTAACTTGAAAAAGATTTCCAAATCTAAATGGCACAGAACTATTTTCAATTGTCTTTTTATCTCTTGGTTTATTAACATCCAATACCGTTGTTACAGGTCTATTAATATCATATCCCCTAACATATGCCTTTCCGGGAGAAACTTTTAAAGCAAATAAGTCATCAGATGGTGTTACACCTTGATCTGTCAGTTCATCTGAGGTAAAAATACCTTCATTTGATATACCATCGTTCAATGATTCAAATGCTTCTAATTTAAAATTCTTAAGAGAATAATTACCAGATTCTTCAAAGGTTCTTTTCGCAAAATAATCTCTAATTAAAGAATATTGTGTTTCGTTTTGTAATTTTTTAAGTTCACCATCATCAAGGCGAATCAATTCTATAAAATTCTTATCATTGAAATCGGTAAGTCCTTTTTTAGTAAGAGTTGTAGATATCTTTAATCTATCTGCACCGGGAGCTGCAAAGTTAGAAAAACCTCTTGCATTATCATTAAGTGATGAATCTGCATCTGCACTTACTAATTGTTCTTGTATAAAAAGACCAACTCTGTATGATGGATTGTTTGTATATGGATCTAATACGATTTTATCAGAAGAAACATTTACAAAATGTCCTCGAATAAAAAACACTCCATTTGCAATTGAAGCAGCACAACCTGTTGCTGTAGCATCATTCTCTATAAGGGTAGCCACAGAGTCTCCAGCGTTTATTGGTGTATTTCCGTATACAAAACCCTCATCTACAAGTAAATCCTCACCATCCTCCAAAAACGTCACATTATTATTACTTCCAGAATCCAAATATTTAATAAAAAATGTCAAATGGGTGATACCAGTTGAATCATTTGGAAGAGCACAACTATCAACAAGAACCTTAATGCCACTACTAGCTCCTGTTAATATTTTACCCTTTAAACTATCAAGATATACTGAAACTGCAACACCTAAATGAATAGAGTCTAATTTTATGGAATAATATTCTGGATCATACTGAATATTTCCGGGAATCACCATTGATCCCTCTTTAAACATATGACTACCAAAAGATTCAATCTGATCTTGTAAGATAGATTGAAGAGTCGTTAATTCTCTTGCTTGTACAGGTTTACCCGGATTAAACAAGACTTTGTAAAAATTATTATCCTTCTTAAAATCGTCGTAATAAGGACTTATATTTAGATTCGTTTTTTGTGGCATTTTTTAGAATTCCAGAATGATTTTAATGTCTTCTTTTTGTCTAGAGTTTCTAGTGATAGTCGCCCTATTGTCAATGTACAGTATTGTACCTGACCCTTTATTTATTTCAGGAGAAGCAAGTCCATTTGTGAAACTTACACCCAAATCAACATTTTTTGTACCAACAGTTGTGATTCCTGCACTAAATGTTGTTTCAATAGATGCACTAAATCCAGAAGCAGTGACTGCGGTTGCAGTTGACTCAAACGCAAGAACCTTTCCTTGAGCATCAACAGTATCATAATCTGTTTGATCAATTACAGCTGCGTTATTGGGATCAAAATATAATGATCTATCCTGAATATATCTCAGAACTTTAGTTTCTTTATCCCATGATGCAACATAACCAACAGCTATTCCACCCGTTACAACTTGACTTATCTTTGATCCTACAGTTGGGTTAGTGTTAGTTGTACTTGGAAACTTGAGAGCACTCATTGATGAGTATGAATCATTGAAGTAAACAGAAGTCGTACCAATTGATGTTGGATTTTTCACTAATGTTACTTGAGCAAATTTAGTATCTACTGGGAAATCTTTATTATCACCACCAAATCTTGCATAACAAAGAACCCTATCAGTTCCCAATTCTTCATAAATGTTGTGTCCATGACCTTTTGATGGAGGTATAATTGGAACTAATTTAGCAAAATTGGTAACACCATTGTTAATTTTACCCAAATCTACAATTCCGTAAGTGTAACCTTTACCACCAGACGATACAATTGCATTAGTTATACTTCCATTAACAACATCAACAACTACCTTTCCACCTGTGCCATCTCCAAGAATGTCAACTTCTTGACCTAAACCACCAGAATAACCTGGCCCACCTTGTTTATCAATATAAACCTTTTTTATCTGGTTATTATTTACATCAGAATCTCCATTTTCACGAACTGCCTGTATAACTGCATCTGTTGTTGTAGACCAATCGTTTGGTACAGCAATAAATTCAGTTGAGTCGAATTTAATAATATCACTTGGAGAAACTGTGTATAAAAACTTCCAAATATACCCATCTCCACTTTCACCAGCTTTTGATGGTTCTAAATCGGTGAATGTTGGTTGATCTTGTGATGCATTACCTGTTGTGTTAATACCTGAAGATCCATTATCAATACAAATATAAACATTAAAGTTTTCATTAATTACATAATAGTTTGCATCATATAATCTTGAAGATTTTGATACAGGTGATTGTGAGTTAATACTATAATCATGTCTATACATCTCATATCGTGTTCCTTGAGTCCAATCAACCTTTCTTATCAAACGTCTTATGTTCTTTCCGGTTACTCTCTTACCAAATAATGTAGTATCACCAATATCATTATTTGTATTAATATTATCAATGGGATTTGGGGGATTGTCATCAAAATTAGAGGCTCTACCAAATCCTACTGCAGTTGCATTTGGCAGTCCTAATGTGACATAGAATGAATTAGTTGGATCAGCTCCTCCTACTCCGGTAACTGTATCTACGAAGTTACTTGCATTTAATATTCTAAACTGATCAGTAATGACTGCTGGCATTTTATTACTTTTTTTCTATATTTATACGTGAAATCATCAAGTTAGTTTATCCTTGACTGCACCAGTGTCTCGAATACCATAAACTCGCCTCTCAATTGTCGGGAATGTTGATATTCCAACACCAGTTGAAATTCCAACTGTGTTCCCCGTAACACCAATTGCAATTGGGTTAGGTCTACTCATATTGGCACCCTGAGTGTATAATCTACCCCAAGAGAAGTTACCTCTATCACCAGTAGTTCCAACAGATGTGGTGAGACCTGCATGAGCAGTTCCTGAGTGAATATTTGTTAATATTTCACATACACCTGCACCAGCTGTATAATTTAATTCTTTAATAATGTAAATGTTATCGGCAAATAATGTTCCTATACCAACTATATCTCCATCATTACCACTATCATTTAGTGATGTAACACCACCTCCTACGGTTGTATTAAAGATATAAATTGGGTATCCAACCGCCAGTGTATTAAAGTTACCTGAAGTTCTTGCCAAACCAATTCTTAATCCTAATGTCGAAACACCAATCACTGCAGTTGATATTCCTGTCACTATTCCACTAAATCCTTGAACATTTTTAATATTCGTGAGATTTTCGGTGATTGCCTCTGGTGAAGGAGCAAGAACTTGTGGTGGAGTTGTAGTTGTGTAACCAAGACCAATATTATTAACTGCTACTGATGCGATTGATCCATTTGTAATTGTTGCAGTTGCAGTTGCAAAAGTTGCAATACCAGATGCCACAGATGGTGCTGTGGTCGCTGCAACGCCTAATGGTGCTCCAATTGAAATACTTGTAGTAGATCCTACATACCCACTACCACCACTTACCACTGTAATAGCAGATATTGTTCCTAAAGAAGATACTGTAGCTGTAAGAGCAGCAGCAACAGGATTTACATCATTAACTATGAGAGCACCAAAACTATTAATTACTAATGATGAATTATCTTCTTCATATTCAAAGAACTGAGCATCATCAACAAAAATACTATCAGTTTCACTAGTTGATAGATTACCTATAATTCTAGCAGTTGGGAATATAAGTGGTTCAATTGAATCTCTTGCTTTAGATACTACCTCACCTCTAATAATCTTATCAACTTTTTGTTTTCTCCAGTTAATAATCGGTTTAAAAGTATTACCAATGCCAGCTCCAGTGTATATTTCAGTTTCAAATGTGTCAGATGTAGTTATTCCAACTACGGTTCTAGGAGTTTGTGAAACATCTGTTACTCCAGAGTTAGTAGTTCCAATTTCAATCACATCACCATTTTTTAATGTTTGTGCAACTTCTTTAGTCGCTGTATCTGCATTTACACCAAGTGATGTTCCCTTGTAGAAGAAGACTGAAATATCATCATCTTTTTCTGGTGGAATTTCAAAATTAAATGTAGTACCACCCTCAAAATTATATGAAACTCCGGGTTCCTGAAGAACTCCATTAACAAAAATGGATAATAGATTTTCCATTATTATCTGAGGATCATCACTTTCAAAACTTAGTAATTCTCCATTTAATTCTATTGGGAATCTCGTTCTTTCACCATTTTGTAAACCCTTAATGCTATCAATAAAATCAAATTCTCCAAAATCCCAAGATGAGTAATTATCAGTAAAGACTTCTGTTACTTCTAATTCAAATTCACTAAGTTTTGTTGACATTCCATATGCTGTAACTAACCCTACAGGTCTAACTTTATCTCCTTTCTTAAACCCAAATCCACTTCTTGTAACTTTAAATGATTCTACAGTATGTAAAGTAGATCCCACACCCACAGTAGAACTTGCACCAACATTAACCGATACCTTAAGACCCAATCCAGTGTCGGTTGTAGCACCAATGCCCAAACGAGACACACCAATCACTTCAAGATTTTCATATGTTGGTTGAGGTACGTTAATTTGAGGATTTGTATAGGATATACCTGCACCCGCAACAGCAAAGGCTAATGTTCCACCAGCACCAACTGTAGCAGTTATATTTGCACCGGTTCCACCACCACCACCTTGACCAACAAAAATAGTGAAAGTGTCATCTGTTACTGATCTAATATCAGTTGCAACACCAACGATTGGATCACCAGTTGAAGAACTTGGAGTTTGTCCAGATCTTGGATATGCATGTTCTGTTGCGAAATGATCCTTGGAGCAACTGAATACTATACCACCAGTATCAATACCAACAAAAGTTCCAATACCCAATCCATGACTTGCAACGGTTATTTCTAAGAATCCAGTATGTGATGTATAAACAGCATTTGAAGCAGTTCTTGCGGTTCTTGTGAATATATTTGAATTAGTTGGGTGTGTTTTTATAGATCCTATTCCTGATCTTACAAATCTATGCTCATATGCAATATCAGTAATACCTATTGCTACTGAACCACGATAACCTGATCCATGTCTATCTAATGTTCCAATACCAACTGCCTGAATCTGTCCATCATCATTTTTAGTTGCAGTT